TAAAGTGAATTCCATAAATCTGGAAAAAAAATTCGGGCAAATTTTTGCCCGAAAAAGTCATCCAGTTGCCTTTAGTCTCTGGTTGATATAACTTCCAGATTTTTTATAAATGTTTTTCTTTCTGTAGTCATCAACAAACTGTCTGAAATATGCTGGTTTGAGTAGATAGATTTCTCTCTTCTTCTCATTCTCAGCAGAATAATAATCAGCAATGGTAACGGGACGACAAATCTCGTTACCATTTTTTATTACAACAGAACCATCGATGTTTAGTTTGTGTGTGCTGTTGTAGAATGTCTCATCAACACGAGTGCCATCAGAGTATTGTCCTATCGCATAAGTTTCGTAGTGTCTTATGGTTCCATAGGGATCATCATACTCACTCTCTAGAACTTTAGACAACGCATAGTTTGATAGTGGCCAATCATATTGTGCATTAATCATGTTGTTTGTCAGAAGAATGACCCAATCATAAAACTGATTGCCATATACTTTCTTTGCTAGACTATCTGGTCTCTCATTGTCAATGATAGTATATTTTCTAAAGATGACTGAGTATGAGAACACATCATCGTTGATTTTGTATCTACGGAAGAAATTCTTCGCAGTTACATAGTCCGACTCTGAGAACGGATAACTAATTGGTTTCTCATCGTATGAGATGTTGGGAACTAGTGAAAAAAACATTAGTACTTCTCTACTTCGTCTGCAAAGATAAGTTTGGTCTCTTGGAATGATAGTGAAAGACCGATGGCAACCATGTTACCGTCACCATATGTAGCATAGGTTCCGTCAGGAGTGTAATTCACATCAACTTCTGTGATAGCACACATCTTATATTGTGGTACAAATTCATTCAGACCACCACCTTTCATAAAGGATACTCTACAGACATTAGGAACTCGAATGAAGTTGTTCTGGAGAGCTTCTTCAGATGAGAATGGAATGTCTCCTGACTGTGCGAAAGTTGGAAGCATTGCTTTTCTAAAACAATTAATGATGTTTTTAATTTCACCTGCTTCCGCTGCATTCCTAGGAACTAACTTATAATTCAACGAAAAGTTTCTAAGATCAATACCACTGAACAATAGTTCAACGTTTGGGTTTAGAACTACGCCTCTTGTCGCTGCAAAGATTTCATTGTTTCCAATCTGTTCTCCAGTAATTTTACTGATAACTGCAGAGATTGATTTCTCTCCTAGATTGGGTATGATTTGATTCAACATAGTGTTTGTGGTGTTGCCAGCATTTGAAAGAGATCTTAAGAAATCTCCATCTGACAACGAAGATGCAGTTGTCAATGCATCTCTACCAATGTTACTAAAAGACTTACCACTCCAGTTTGCTTTGTATCCTGTGGAGATATCATCAGGCATGTATAAGATAACCGAGTTCAGACTAGTCTTCGTGTAAAATTGTTGATCACTTACACTTTGATTGTATGCTGCACTACCAGAACTTCCTGCTGTAGTAGCTCCTCTATCAATGCCTTGGAATGGTGCTTGATACTCATAGAATTCAAACAACACATAATCTGTATCCTCTGCCATCGCAGCATCTTTTGGATACCTATGGGCGCTTGTAGTGCTGCCCATATTTGGAGCAGCTAGTACGGTATAGGATGCTGTGTTTGGATTTAAATCCTGATACTTTGGTGCAGAGATTTGAGTCCATTTTCCACCAGTATATAACCAATACTGAGGGATTTTTGTCCCATCTAGTTTAGAAGCTTCTGTGGTAGTGGTTGCTCCCTCAGTGCCAGGTTGTTTGGGTACATTATTTACTAATGGTCCTTTATTAATTCCTAATCCACCCATTACTTAGCCATCTCCCTAGATTGTTTGGTGCCGTATCCTCTCACTGCTCTCTTACCCGTGATTTTATCGTAGAATTTCTCATCAGTATCTTCCCAAACAGTTTGTCTGTCAATAGGAAATACCATTCCATTGATATTTCTCACGTAGTCCTCGGTTGGCAGCAGAACGGCAGTGTCCCATTCATCAGCGGCGAGGTCAAGATATAGACCTTCTACATGGTTACTAAGATATTTATGGAAACATACCTTAGGTATATCAACTCTGCCTTGAATTAGTTTCTTTACAGTAATCAATCTTTTCTTTGGAGACAGATAATGTAGGTTAGCACCCCAAAATTCATTTTTGCCTGGTGCTTTAATACAATATACTAGAGGGAATCTGTCATAGTAAGGCAACCACTTCATCTTTGCCTTGTACTCAAACATATACAGATGACCTGCTACTGTATATTTACGCAATTCATTCTTATCTTGCTCTTGTGCTGCTCCAACTCTATCAAACTTTTCGTCCAGGATATATTTGTTGAAGTTCTTTTTGTATTTACTTGCTTCTGCTTTTACAGCATTACGATACCAAGAGAGTGATTTCTTTTCTCCTCCTGTTTGTGCATTTATTCTCTCGAAGAGAGTTTTATATCCAGGGTCTTTATTGACCGAGTTGCGCTGGATAGATGCAAATCCTGTTGCCATTGTTCTAGACTCCTAAGTGATCTTCGGTGAGTATTAAGAAGTTCATCTGCCTGTCTTCACAATACTCACGCGCAGCGGACCACTTTGCGTAGTTCTTTGCGTATGTCAGAGCAGCATTACGATAGGCAGCAGTTTTTTTGTTTTTCTCATTCGGTGGGTTTGTTTGTTTCTTGGGTTTAATCTCGATAATATATTTGGTTAACTTACCAGTTTTTTCTTTTACTTTGATGTAAAAGTCTGGGAAGTATCGTCTCACTCTACCATCGGGAGCACGGTAAGGTATAATAACCTCTTCGCTCCCCCACTCTATTATCGAGGGATTATTATCACAGAACACCATGAACTTTCGTTCCCAAAGTGATCTATAAATGATGCGAGTTGGATTGCCACGATACTTACCAGGATTTACAGGTTTGTAAAATCCAGAGTACGCCATAAATATAGAAGGACCAACATAGGTATTTAGTGTGTCAATAAACAGTTTTTTGGCTACTGTAGCAAGACATGGGGGAATGTCATTCTCCAATAACTTTGTAGTTAAACTTGTCAGTCCTCCTGTTGGTATTAGTTCTCAATTTGATGAGTTTGTGGAATTTATGTGCGATGAAGCGCAATTGCCCAACTCAAATACTGCTGATGGTAATATGGTTGGTGTCCATCAGGGACTTGGTAGTGTAAGGTATCCACATACAAGAGTGTTTACTGAGGTTCAACTATCATTCATGCTTGATGCTAATTTGGAGATGTTGAAGTTTTTCCAGGGGTGGCAAGATTATATTTTTGACGCTAGACAGGCTCCTCTTGAAGCAAAAAATAATTGGTCTACATCTGATGGTCAACCACTAAAGAGAAACAGAGTAATTAGATTGCAATACATGGATGATTATGTTTGTGATATTGAAATCACAAAATCTGAGAGTGGTCCAAAAAGCACAACAGAAAGAAGACCAATTACTTATGTTCTGGAGAGAGCATATCCATATGCTATTGATGCAGTTCCTCTACAGTTTGGATCATCACAGATTACTAAATTAACTGTTCAACTTGCATATGAAAGACACTATACTATAATGCGGGACATTAAAAATGCCGCCCCAGGAGCAAAACCTGCACCGCAACCACCAACAGTTCCAGCAGCACCACCACCAGCACAAACGACACCAGCACAACCTAAAACTCCTCTTCAACAAAGTGTAGGATTTACAAATGGAGACAGTACTTGGTATGAAGGTGCTGATAGTGCTTCAAGTCCTGCTCCCCCATTACCACCATCAACGGGAACTCCTCTACCATAGGGCAAAATTGACTTTTCAATTCCATGAAACTGGGAAAATTTTTTCCGCTAATTTTTGGGTCTAAAAGTCGCACTAAATATACATATGATCTGATCTACGCATAATGGCATTACCACAAATTGCTCTTCCAACGTATGAGTTGGAAATTCCTTCTAATGGCAAAAAAATCAAATATCGCCCATTTGTCGTAAAAGAAGAAAAGTTGCTTCTTTTAGCATTAGAGGGAGATGATGAAAAACAGATTGAGGATGCAGTAAAAACACTGCTGAAAGGGTGTATTCAGTCTCGTGTTAAAATTGAAGATTTGGCAATCTTTGATTTAGAATACATTTTCCTTAATATTCGTGCTGTGTCAGTTGGCGAAATTGTGGAAATGAAGGTGACTTGTCGAGATGATGAAAAAACCGAGGTTCCATATAATATGAACCTTTCGGAAGTTCAAGTATACAAACCAGAGGGTCATGATAGCAAAATTATGCTAGATGACAATCTGGGCGTAATTATGAAATATCCAGCATTTGAGGATTTTGTAAAATCTTCGATTATGGGAAAAAATCCTAGTGCCGAATCTGTAGTCGAAGTTATTGCAAGTTGCATTGATCAGATTTTTGACGCTGAAGATGTATATGATAGTTCTACTACTTCAAAGAAAGAATTTGTACAATTTGTAGAAAATTTGACAAATAAGCAATTTGAAAAAATTCAAAAATTCTTTGAAGATTCTCCAAGACTGGAACATAGATTTACGGTGACAAATCCAAATACTGGGGTTGACAATGAATTTGTTATTGCGGGGCTAGTCAATTTTTTCGGATAGCACTCTTCCATAACACTTTGGAAGGGTATTATAAAACTAACTTTGCTTTGATGCAGCACCATAAATATAGTTTGAGTGAAATTGAAAATATGATGCCATGGG